ACTACAAGTTCTTCTATTGAAGGATATTCTGCTTTTCTTTTTCTTTGATATTCTTTTGCATCATAGTCAGTTTGTAATTCAGTTTGCTTTGCTAATATTTCTTCATTAGTAATATTAGTTGGGTTTCCATCATGCCATGTTAATTTATTTATATCTTCTTCTTCACATGATGCTTGTGCATCACTTTTAAGTGATAATATTGCGTCAATAATTAAAATCATGCTCCAATCTCCATAACTGTTATTGTACTTCCACCACCTCTTGAACTAGCACTACCAACTTGATTTAAGCACAAAACATTACCATCACATTTCCATTGTAATTTATAAGTCAAAGCACTTGTTGAATTTGGAGAGTCTAAATAAATATTATTACCTTTGTTTCTATTATAACCAGAAGCATTTGCACCACCTCCATCAATACTAGAACTATTACTTGACTCATTTAAAGCGGTACTATCTCTTAATAATCTATTCCACCAAGTGTTAGAGCCAGTATTTGAAACATAAGTTACAAACTGAACTAATATTTTACTTGATGTTGCAGATGGTGTTATTGAAACACTTAAACTTGGTATATCCTCATAAGAAGTAGCTGAAGTTGTGTTGTTAGATGTATTGGAAGCAGATACTACTTGTAAAACTTTTCCTGGTGCATAACTCGTAGCTCCAGTTCCACCATTACCTGTAGCAAGCGTACCTGTAACGTTAGTCGCTAAATTTACTGATTGATTCAATCCTAGTCTAGTAAGTGCCATTACGGTTTACTCCATATGCTGTTTGTTAAGTTTCCATCACTATCTGTGGTAAGTAATAAATCGTATGCTGCTTCATCCGTGTGGTTGGCAGGGATGTCGCGCCATTCTTGTCTGCGAGTTTTCATAGCATCACTCATAGTCTGATCTGATGTCCCAAGATAATCTGTTTCAGAAAGTTTACGATTTCTAATTTTTCTTATTTCAGCTAATTTTCTTGCCGCCCAATCTATTGGTTTTTGTAAAGAATCTACTTCTGCTTTTTCAGCGTCAGTCATATCTCTTACTACACCATTGTCTAAAATTTTATATACTACAGTCATATTAACTATTTACCAATCCGTACATTCTAGCTGTACAATTATTAACACTATCAGATGAAAAACTTAATCGTACTCCACCACAACTTGTTTGATTTTTAAACAATCCACCACCTGAAAATGATCTGTGTTCTCCATTTGACGCTTCATTTATAAAAGTACCATTAAATGTTTTAGTGTGTGTACTTGAAAATGGAGAATTAAAATAAATAAATCCAGAGTTAGCAGGATAATCTAACTCAGTATTATTATATAATCCATGACCTACTTGGAATTGACTATCGTTAGTTGAGTGTATTGTTTCTGAGCCACCTGCACTATCCATACCATTAAAACCATATGAGTAATTAGCAGCAGTTTGAGTAGCAGGGCTTCCTCCAGCACTTCTAAAGTGCATAATAAAATCGCCATTTCCATTACTTGTTGCATCCCATATTAAAAGATAATTGTCATAAGTAGCACTAAAAACATTATCAATAGTTACAGCAGCAACATTACTTGAAGTTGAGCCACCACCTACATAAACTAATGCACCAAATCCAGTAGCGGTTCCACTGTTAGCTAAAGTTACCCCCGACGGGATGGTAAAGGTATCACCTGAATCCCCCATCGTGAAAGCCGTGCCCGACGCTGGAGAGATCTTATTAGTTTTTAATTCGTCCGTTACAGTAAAGTTAGCGCCTGTTGGTACAGTATACGTGTCACCTGAGTCCCCAATTGTAGCTGAGGTACCTGACGCTGGTGACCACTTATCTGCTTTTATTTCACTACTCATCTATGTGTCTCCTATTCTTAAAAAATTAGCGTAGTTAACCCCTTTAGCTGTATTACCTTGTAATTCAATACCACTTGCATCTGAACATTGAGCATAAAATCTTATTTTACAATTTGAAGTATCACTAATATCAAAAAGTCCTTGCGTAACTGTACCCCCATGTGTACTGGCACTATCTTGTAAATTTGTAAATTGTTGTACCATATCATTATAAGTAGAATTGTTGGTTGTCATTTTTATTTTATTACCTGCATATTGTACTAAATGATTTGTTCTTTTATAGTATCCAAAAAAACTTATTAAATATTTACCAGTTTGGCTAAAAGAAAAAGTACCAGCATCCGAAGAAACAATAGACCCAATTTGAGTTGCTCCATTTAATGAATACCTAGCAAAAGGAGTTATAAGTGTATCTGTATCTGCACTTCCTATAGCTTGAGTAGATGTTAACCACCATTGTTCAGCGTTTGTAATGCCTTGAGTAAGAGCTGATCCTGAAACATTAATCGTGTCCCCTGACTCACCAATAGATATTGACGATCCAGACTGCTTGATGATTTCGTTTACTTTAAGTTGTGATACCATTATACTCCTATTAATTTAAATCCAGAAAAATAAGAACCTGTAGCATAAATATTTACTGAACCACCACTACTTTGATAAACATATGCTTCTATATAGTCAGTAGCGCCTAATTCTGTCACTAATGTTGTACTCATCCATGCATCATTACTGTTTGCAGCCATTACAACTCTGGCTTTTCCATAATCAACACTACTATTATTAATATAAAACCATAATTGTATTCTGTTCCCATCTCCTATAGGGCTAGATCCTATTTGTGCATTTATAACATATTTTCCTGCTTCCCCAGGTGTCCATTTATTTGACGCAAATGCTGAATCTGTATCCCAATCTTCTGTCGCAAAAGCTAATTTTGTATTTGTAGCATCACTTATACTTTGATTAGTTGCTAATCTTGCCCTAAAGCTAGGAGTGTTATCTCCACCAAAACCATTTGCAGTTCCACTATTTGTAATGGTTGCCCCTGACGGAATCGTGATGGTGTCCCCTGATTTACCTAAACCAATGGTAGCTGTATTAGTATCACCTATTTGAAGAGCACTACTGCCTGATATATTATCTATTGTATTTGTTTCAATCTTACTCATACGATGACAAACGTTGCTCCTGATGGTACGGTTAAAGTTTTGCCAGACTGT